TCCGAGGACATAGATACCGAGTACCCGGAGTTGTCCCCCGCGGCCTCGCCGTCGATGTCTGAGCCCACCTGGGACCATAACCCACTGCTCTCGGAGTACACACGCACATGACCGGCATTGGACCCGGTGCCGTCGTTTCTGCGAGCGCCGATCGCCACGCGCGTGCCGTCCGAGGACATAGATACCGAGTACCCGGACTGGTCGCTCGCAGCCTCGCCGTCGATGTCGTCGCCCACCTGCTCCCATGTTCCGCTGTTGTCATAAAACACGCGCACATGGCCGGCGGAGCCGTTCATGCGAGCGCCGATCGCCACGCGTGTGCCGTCCGAGGACATAGATACCGAGTACCCGGACTGGTCGCTCGCAGCCTCGCCGTCGATATCTTGGCCCACCTGGGACCATGCACCCGATCCGTCGGCGAAGACGGCGAGAGTGAACACCCGCACGTGGCCGGCGGTGCCGTTGTTTTTGCGAGCGCCGATCGCCACGCGTGTACCGTCCGAGGACATAGATACCGACCACCCGAATTCGTCGCCCGCAGCCTCGCCGATGATATCTTGGCCCACCTGGGTCCACAGAGAAGTTCCACTGTTCCAATCATACACCCGCACGTGGCCGGAGTTGGAGCCGTTGCTGCTGTCGTTGAGGATAGCACCGATCGCCACGCGCATGCCGTCCGAGGACATAGATACCGAGTGCCCGAACTGGTCGTCAGCAGCCTCGCCGTCGATATCTTGGCCCACCTGGGTCCACAGAGAAGTTCCACTGTTCCAATCATACACGCGCACGTGGCCGGAGTTGGAGCCGTTGCTGCTGTCGTTGAGGATAGCACCGATCGCCACGCGCGTGCCGTCTGAAGACATAGATACCGAGGTCCCGGAGTAGTCGCCAGCAGCCTCGCTGTCAATGTCGTTGCCCAATTGTGAAATTGTGTCTGTAGATTCGATGACGTTGGTTGTACCAGTTTCTTCTTTCGCCAAAAAGAATAATTCTTTAACGGGGTTTATAAATTTTAACAGCGCCGATTTCTTCGTTTCATTAGGTTTAAATGTTACTGTAGAAACCTGTAATTGTGTAATCAAATAATCCATGGGTCTCGTGAGTAAATAATTACGCTCATCTTCGGTAACAAAGAAAAAGTCTACTAAGACGGAAGCATTTAAAATTCTCCCATCTTCGGTGACTTCTCGAGTAACATTTCCATCTCCCTGAATGGTATATTTAAACGTAACATCGTCATCGATATCCTTGAACGTTAATTCTATTTCTATCATCTGTTTTTTAAGCGCACACACGGGTATAGCCAAACTTGGGTTCCTAAAAAAATAAAAGGGAAGATTTACATAAAATGTATCGTATGACCCAGATACAGTTAAGTGGTTCCCCTGACCATTTAAGAAATAAAGTGTTTGAGCGACGTCATCTTTATTACTATGTAGCTGGTCGTACATCGTTATGTATTCCCCCGTGAGTCGTTCGATTGTTTGGCCTCCCATCTTAAGATCCACATGTTTTAATAGATTTTTCGCCACTGGTATGTTATAATAGTGTTTTTCCGTGGATGTATTGGTGGGTAATGTTCCTAATCGTAATTTAAGAGTCATAGATCTAACCAAGTCTCCGACGTTATTAGGTACTATAGACCGTAAATTACTCCCAAGTTTGAAATCACCTGTAAAAGGTAACTCGACCGTTTCGGTGGAAAATCGAGTATGCCTTCTAAATATTGTAACAAAATACGAGTAACTGGGGTCTCCGGAAAGCCATTGATCTTGAATTCCCCTGACGGCGATTCTAGCTCGACCAGCCATTCTTAATACATGCGAGTAAAATTTTGTGAAATAAAACGGTGCAGTATTATAGATGGATTTACGTTTAAGAAAATTTAAACCAGCGGCTATGGCCGACGATAAAGTATGTGTATTTATAGGTAAAAGAAATACAGGTAAATCCACACTTGTTACCGATATTTTGTGGCACAAAAAGCATTTACCAGCGGGTATAGTCTTGTCTGCTACAGAAGAGGGTAATCATTACTATCAACAATTTATACCAGATCTGTTCATATACGGAGATTACGATAGAGAGGCGATAGAGAGAGTTATGGACCGTCAGAGAAAGCTCGTGGGTGCTGGAAAGAAAAACTGTGGCGCATTCCTCTTATTGGACGATTGTATGTACGACAATAAATTCATGCGCGATACATGCATCAGGCAATGTTTTATGAATGGCAGACACTGGAAAATTTTTTTCATGTTGACGATGCAGTATTGTATGGACTTACCACCGGCGCTGCGAGCTAACGTAGATTATGTGTTTATTCTCAGGGAAAATATCATTCAGAATCGAGAGAAGCTTTACAAATCCTTTTTTGGTATTTTCCCGACGTTCGATATGTTTAATAAGGTGATGGATAGTTGTACCGAGAATTATGAATGTTTGGTTTTAGATAATACGTCTAAATCAAATAAAATAGAAGACTGTGTATTCTGGTACAAGGCGAATTTACATAAAAATTTCAAAGTAGGTGCACCGGAATATTGGCAGGCGCATAAAAAGATGTTTAACCCGAAAGGAAGTTCTATAAATCGTCTAGATCCCAAGAAGATAAAAAATAGATCCACACAACTTAAGGTTACCAAGACGAGATAATTTTATCTCTTTACAGTAAGATGCCCACACCTAGATCGGGTACATCCATGAACATAAATCAGGGAAACAGAAATGTCGAAAATTACCTGTTTAGGCGAAATGTCATGAACATAAATACAGTTGGTTCGGGTATGTTAGGTAAGCGAAAGCGTCTTCCATCGAACTACATACCCGTCGCTAACAGTGCAAAACGAAAAGATCTAGAAATGGTAGCAAAGGTTGTCAGAGTTTCCAACACGAGAGCATCTATACAGCTCCCCAAACGTGTAATAAAAGAGTTACGTTCGATAAACAATATGTCCACTCTTAAAAGGTGGGAATACGGTGGTAAAATAGATTTTGTGTCCGACGGTAATACGATTAAATTTAACGTTCCTACACGTTTCACCTCGCAACAAAGAATGCAAGTGAACGGGCATATCGTAGGAATTTTTAGGAATTCTTACATTTCATACCACACACACCCGGGTATATCGACTGCTACGGGTAATACACCTTTACCCTCGAATACTCGAAACGTGTACGTCACACTTCCAAGTGGAGCAGATTTTGAAGCGTATATTAAGGGGTATCCGGGAATGCAAGCGAACATCATCGCAGATAGACACGGATATTACGTTATCGATATTTTGGAGTCCGTAGATAGGGGACAGAGACCCGTTCCCGCCACCGTGAATAGACACATGGAATGGGTTCGTTCTCAGCCATTTTTCACTTCTAGAGTGTTTGGGGAAGATGGGCAGGAGTATTTTCAGACTACGTTAAGAGACTGGAAAGGGGCTATTAACGGAGAATTGAATACACACATGAAGCGTATATTTGGTATTTCTATAAAGTATTACATGTACGACGAAGAACCCGCTACGATTACGGTGAGTCGTGTCGACAATTCGAGCGGTCGATAGAATCTTCTAATTCATCGACTTCATACCATGCGAAATGACATTCTTTTGAATTTTTATCATGTGAGCATATTTCTTCAGCTTCCTCTATAGCTTCCTTGAAACGTAGACGAAGACGTAAATTTTCCGTTACTGTTTTTTTAGACCGTGTTTTGATAGATTTCTTTTCATATAAATTATTCAGGACGTTTTCCCTAGTTTTCGCCAGCCTGTATTTATATGAATCATTTGCGGAATACATAAAACATACCATACTATTATATCAGAAATTATGTTTATATATATTAAGAATGGCTGGTAATTGGCTACTTAATGTAGAGGTTATCATTCGAATGATGATGATATTCGGAACTATATTCATACAGCTTTTATGGGCAAAGAAGAGTATTCCGGGTTGGGATGAATATGCTATTTCCGGAGCCGCGATAATATCTATATTTTTTCATTGGTTTTTAGTTTTATTTAAACCCAATCTCGTAAA